TTTATCTCTCATATTGCTTGTATTATATGGGTAGAAAAAAAGGTGGAAAAAAATGTTAATGACACTCTAAATGTGTTAGTTTTTGTTTATGCCCTCAACAATAGCTCAAATTGAAATCTATGATAATCAAAGAGAAATCTTTTTGAAAGAATTAGATAACTTTACTACCTATCACAACGGCGAGTTAGTAGTTAAAAATGGTCGTTGGATGGAAGTAGATGGCTTTGGACATTCAGGACTACTTTATAAAATAATTGACTTGAATAAAAAGATAGAAAACCTAAGAGTCAAATTAGTTAATCAAAGTTTTTAGGGGATGGGATTTAGAGCGAATTTTTTGTCTCTCATACAGCAAAAATCGCAAAGGTGAAGCCATCATTCTATTTAGTGGGCAATAAAAGCCTTACTATCCCTTCACCTAAAGATTTTGAATTATGGTAATAATACAAGAAATAGGTTGGAAGGCTTGTCTTAGATGTAAGAAGTCTATCCCTTTATTTGAACAAGGTTCTATTTGTAAGTCTTGTGTATCTATTTTAGATAAAAGGAACTATAAGAAAGAAACTAAAAAGCAATATGAAAGTAGGAAAGTTAAAAAATAGGCAGGTGAACGGAAATCATTACTCTAAGCATAAGATTCAAGTGTGGGACATTATTCTGGAGTATGAACTCAATTTTTTTGAAGGAAACATATTGAAATACCTTTTAAGAGATAAAGGAGACAGAAAAACAGATTTATTAAAAGCCCAACACTATTTAGAAAAACTTATAAGCATATCATAATAATGTGATGTATATGAAGCTATTCAACAAGCTCAATATAATTTACAAGTCATTAGTGGAGAACTTGATAAAAGAAAGACAGAAGACAAAGGAGACAAAGAGAAGACTGAAACTATTGAGGGGACTAAAAATACAAAACCAAATAAAGAATAGTTTTGAAGAAATATTACAAGCATCTGGTATAAGCCCAGATGATAAAGACTTAATGAAATAAATATGGGAGAAGTAGGTAGAGATACACTTTTAACTGATGAACTGTTTAGAAAAATAAAACAGGGTATTTTAGATGGACTAACTCTTAGAGATATTGCTAAACAAAGCGAATTAAATGAAAGCACTTTATATAATTGGAGTAGTGAGAATTATCTAAACCTAGCTGATAAAATAGAAGGTTGGAAGAGAGATAGAAAACTGCTTCTTGCTGATATAACTTCTGATACTATACAAACTTTACCAGTAGTAGATGAAAATGGGAAATTAGATAAAGAGCTTTTAAAGATAAAACAAAAAGAAGCTGAATTTATAAGAGAGACACTTGGAAAACAACATTACTCTAAAAGAACTGAACTAGGTGGATTAAATGGTAAAGAACTTCCTACACCAATACTCTATGTTTCAAATGACAACAGCCACAACCAAGATAATGAAGATGAAGAAGAGAATAAGAGCGATAGCAGGGGGGACATCAGCATCAAAGACAATATCGATTCTCCTTTACTTGATACACTTATCCCAGAGCGACCAAAAGAAAACTCTAACTAGCATTGTCTCAGAGAGTATTCCTCACTTAAAAAGAGGTGCTATTAGAGACTTCAAGAACATAATGCAAGAACATCATTATTGGAAGGATAGTTTATGGAACGCAACTGATATGATTTATACTTTTGAGACTGGTAGTCAAATAGAATTCTTTTCAAGTGATAATGGAGATAAGTTAAGAGGTGCTCGTCGTGATAGACTTTTTATTAACGAAGCAAACAATGTAACTAAAGACGCTTTTGACCAGTTAGAAGTCCGAACAAAAGAGTTTGTATTCCTTGACTGGAATCCAACTAATGAGTTCTGGTTTTATACTGACATAAAAGATAAGCGTGATGATGTAGATTTCATCACTTTAACATACAAAGATAATGAAGCTCTTAGCCCTGAAATAGTAAAGGCTATTGAGCAAAGAAAAGGAAATAAACAATGGTGGAAAGTCTATGGAGAGGGACAACTTGGTGAAGTAGAAGGTAAGATTTATAAAGACTGGGATGTGATTGACGAAATACCTCACGAAGCGAGACTTGAAAGATATGGAATGGACTTTGGATATAGTAATGACCCAACTGCTATTGTCGCAATTTATAAATAT